CGATGAAAAGGAAGAAGCTAATGCGGATGTCTGAGCTTTACGCTGATTTGGAGATGACTATGAGTGATTCAACACAACCGCCGCCATTCAACGTCGGACGCATACGCACTGGCCCCGTCACTCCGCTCACTGAGCATCGCGTGATCATCGAGCAGGTGACGCTGCGCGACCAATTTGCAATGGCGGCGCTGACGGGCTTGCTTGCAAACCCTGTCGGTATTGGTTGGAGCCAATGCGCCGAAGATTGCTATCAGATGGCCGACAAAATGCTCAAAGCGCGGGAGGCAAAGTGATGGTCGGCTTATTATCATCACTGTTCTTTACAGCACTATCACTAGCTTTAGGTTTAATAACTGAAAGCTCAACTGTTGCTCTTTTTTGGGGTGTTGCTGCTGGTTTCTGGCTTTGCAATTTCTTGGATGAAATGGAGGCTTTACGATGACAGCTTTTGGCTCTTTCGTCTTCTTCATGGGCTTGCTCTATGCAGCTATCCAATCCGGCTATCTGCATGACAAGACAGCCGCGATGACCGACAAAGAACTGTTTGGATACATCGTTGCCGCCACTGGCGTTGGCTGCATGTATGCTGGACTTGTGATCAAAATCTATGAATGGCTACCGTAAGGGGGATGCAATGAACGAAGATACCATGGAACTTGTCATTGAATTGATGGCAGACAAAATTAAGGCACTTAAAGCTGATCTGGCTTATGCGGACTATTCCAAAGATCGTTGGATGTCCATGTATGACCTTCTAAAGCAAACCGTTATTAGAGAACATAAGAAAAAGCGCGGTCGTCCTGCAAAGAAGCGCGGCCCCGGTCGTCCAAAGAAGGTGAAGAAATGACCGAACTTCAGCGCACCAATGATTGGTATACAGCGCGCCTTGGCAAAGTCACTGCCAGCCGTGTGTCTGATGTCATGGCAAAGACCAAAAGCGGCTACAGCGCCAGCCGTGCCAACTATATGGCGCAACTGATTTGCGAGCGTCTGACTGGTACTCAGGGGGATTCCTTTCAGAATGCCGCAATGGCGTGGGGTACAGAGCAAGAGCCTGCCGCGAGGGGGGCTTACGAAGCCCGTACAGGGCTTCTAGTGCAGGAGACTGGCTTTGTACCCCACCCTACAATTCCCATGGCTGGCGCGTCTCCTGACGGGCTTGTGGGCGATGATGGATTGGTGGAGATCAAATGCCCCAATACAGCAACCCACATTGATACCCTTCTCGGTGGGTCTACTGCCCTGAAGTATCGCGACCAGATGATGATGCAGATGGCCTGCACAGGTCGGCAATGGTGCGATTTCGTTAGCTATGATCCGCGTATGCCTGCCAACATGCAGCTATTCGTAGTGCGAGTCATTCGGGATGAGCGCGCGATCAGCGAAATGGAAGGCGAGATTTGTAAGTTTCTCGCTGAAATGGAAACCAAGCTTGCACGGCTAAAAGGAGATTACGATGGCGTATGAACAGAAAGATATGAGCGGTTCAGTCTTCAAAAATAAAAAGATGGATCGTGATACCAGCCCTAACCTTACCGGATCATGCAAAATTGACGGCAAAGAATACTGGGTCAACGCATGGACCAAGACAGACAAGAATGGCGACAAATGGTTGTCTCTTGCCTTCAAGGAAAAGCAGCCGCGTCAAGATACTTCAGGCTCACATTCTGAAATGTATCGCAATGATGTTAAAGCTCGCGCGCAAAACACCGCGTTTGACGACGAAATTCCATTTTGATGTCAGATGATCGCGACCAATTCTGGAACGATATTCTGCGCGATGAGGCAGAGGAAAGGCATCAGTCTCATAAAGACCATGCCTCTTCCCGCCCATTGTCAGAAGACTATGAGTTGATCGGTCTGTTGGGGGAAGCTAAGTTTGGAGAACTCTCCGGGCTTATGCCTGACCTTGAAAGAAAGCTTGGAGGCGACAAAGGAATTGATTTCGTTGTTCCTCTACGGTTTTCTGTCGATGTGAAGACCGCGAGAAAAGCGTTCCATCTGATACATGAACAGGGGAAGCCAGTAGCTGATATATATGTTCTGGCTTCTTATGATGACGATACAAAGAAGGCATCACTGATTGGTTGGGAATGGGGAGCAAGATTGAAACAAGCTCCAGTTCGCGACTTTGGATATGGAATAATGAACCACTATATCCGGGCTGATCAGTTGAAGCCTATGAGCGAATTGAAGAAGAGGATGATACAGCTATGAGCAATCTACCATTATCCGAACAGTTTCGATTGATCTCCAAGAAGTGGGTGGATGCTGATGCTGCTGCCAATATCTTGGAAGAAACCAAATCGGCTGTTCTTGCGCGCATGATGGTATCACAGGGAGACATCCCTGTCAGCCGCGCTGAGATGCAAGTAAAGTCATCTGAAGAGTGGAGTGAGTTCATCACCAATATGGTTGAGGCGCGTAAAAATGCGGCTCTCCTAAAAGTTCAGTTGGAATATATCCGTATGCAGTTCAGTGAATGGCAATCAGCAGAAGCTACTCGCAGAGCAGAGATGAAACTATGACTAGAAAATCAGATATGGATAAGTTGCTAGAAAAGATGTCATTGGCCTGCGATGGTCATGGCATTGGCGACATCATGGCTGTTATGTCAGCAATGCTCGCATCCATAATTGATGACATGGATATTGAGAAAGGCGCTCCATTGGCTTTCTCAGTGTCATTGATGGCTATCCAAACTGCATATGACCTTGAACCAGAAGACATCAATGTTGGAGAATATCTGCAATGAAGCGGGTACGCATCACAGCAAAGATGCGCGCCGACATCTTTATGAATCGTGGTGGTCTATGCCACCTTTGCAACATGAAGGTGATACCGGGAGAAGACTGGGATGTTAGCCACGAAATACCCTTGGAAGCTGGTGGAAATGATACTCCTGACAATTGGCTGGTTGCTCACCGGAAGTGTCATCGGCATCACACTGCTACTGTGGACGCTCCACTGATCGCTAAAGTGAAGCGCATTCACCAACGCCACATAGGCGCAAAAAAATCTCGGACGCCTATGCCATTTGGCCGTGGTTCCAAGCTCAAACGGAAGATGGACGGGACAGTGGTCAGGAGAGACAAGTGAAATTCCTCATAACAATGAACATGCCGAGCGCACAAGGCTATGCAGTTCACCAAGTCACAGTTGAGCATCAAGCAGAGTCCGTCGCTGACTTCTGTAGCGTTCTCAACAACACGGAGTTCATCTTGGTTCGCCAGCTATACAGGCAGAAAAACCTCAACGGGACAGTCTGGCTGGATAGGGGCGACATGGTGATCAATACCTACCATATCGGGAAGGTGTCACAATTCATTGAGTTTGAACGAGGGGACTATGACGATGATGAATCACAAGGACGTTCTGAGTACAGCCGTGGGAACTCTCAGGGACCGCGCGGCCCAATACGGCCCAGAGGACCAGCTTTTTGATCGTATCTCCCGGATTGCTACGGTTATGCTGGATAGGATCATTACACCGTATGATGTCGCCATGATCCATGTAGCAACCAAGATGGCTCGCGTTGCAAGCAACCCGCGTCATTTGGACAACTACGTCGATGGCGTGAACTACATGGCCTTCGCCGCTCAGTTCGCTGAAATCCAAACCAGCACAGCGGAAGAAGAAGACATTGCAGCCATGGCTCGCAAGTTCGGGGCGAACGCGCGTACCTCGCCAGATGGTGAGGCTTCAGGTACTGTGAGCCCCGCTGAGTAAGCGTTGCGTTGAGTATGGGAGAGGGTGAATCGGTACCATCCTCTCCCGGTAGCGTCTAACCGGAAAGGGCGCGGGGGCGCTACATGAAATATATCGACGCACAGCAAAGCCTGCAATTTCCTCTAAGCATAGGGGAACTAAAATCAGACTCATGCAGATACGTGATTAACGATGGAAATCCGACATTCATGTTTTGCGGTAAACCAAAGGTCGCAGCGTCGTACTGCGCGGACCACTATCGCCTCTGCTACATCGCCGGATCAGCACCCGTCTTTCGTAAGTCCAAAACGGGAGGCAAAAATGGACGATAAAGTTATCTCTCACGGATGGCACTTCACTTATGGATGGCTTCGCCGTCGAGAAGAAGACCGTGCATATGGCTTCTGCTATGAAGATGGCGATGGCGATCTAATATACACAGCTAACCCATTACACAGAGATCGCCTCTATCTTGAATGCCGAGAAGATGTCTCTACAGGTGAGAGATACCTGTGTTTTGGAAATCATCCATTCCTGAAGACCAAATGATCAAGGAATAGATATTCCAATGATTGTGACGTTTCCGTTTGGTGAACTTGTTGAGTCACCTGAATAGAAACCATACGCCTGAACAACTCCGCTATAAAATTCAAGGCGCATATAAAACTGCTTACGATACGCATAAGGGTTTGTCCCAGTCGTCGTATCAGTTCCATATGTCAATTGCCATGACCATGGCGAGTTAAATGCCCAACCTGTATTATAAGTCTGAGCTGTTACAGTAAACGTGGCACCAACAGGAAGTTGTCCCGGCGAAAAATAATCGCGAACAGTCAATGGCTGCGAATAAACACCGCTGCCATATGAGCTGGCAAATTGGCTTTGCGGGAACGTATATGAGTTGGGGCTTGTCGCACCAACCGCAGTTATGACGTTATAGATTCCCATTAGTTTAGTCCCGCACCAGCGATAACAAATGTAGAAGATGTCAGACAGACAAGAGTCACAAGAGCATATGTATCCAGCGTTCTTGTGCCAGTTGATGTCGTGCCAGCCTTATAGACAGTTACACCTGTGCCAGAGGTAACAGTCATGGTCGCAGTTGAACTGTTGTTGAAGATTGTAATTGTCTGCCCTGTGGTGAAAACAGAAGCAGGAACGATCACATCACTTCCAGATGTATATACAATCTTGCCAGCATCAGTGCTGAGAAGTGTATAGCTTGTAGTCTGCGTATTGAATGGCAAGTTTCTGACATTGCCGATATTGTCAGAGACTGTCGTGGCGCTCACAGAAGCAGCAGACAAAGAACTTGAGAACGTGGCAGTGCTAGTAACACCAAATGTGCCTGTTACTGTGACGTTACCAGAAAACGTACCGTTGGCACCCGCCAAGTTAGTAGCAGTCAGTGTGGTGCCGTTCCATGTCATGCCTGACGATGCAGCGAGAACTCCAGACCCATTATAAATGAGCTGAGTGTTACTGCCGGGAACAGGCGATGTTGTCGCCCTGATGTTAGTTCCATCGGCAAAAATGATCGTATTAACATTTCGGTCAATGGTGGTTGATGCACCGCCACCCCCAGATGCAAAGGTCACAGTCCAAGGACCACCAGTTGCATCTGTCGTAGTATTACGAACAATCCAAACTCCGCCAACACCAGACGGAATTGTATAGGTCACACTTGCAGAAATAGCACCGCTAATGCCAATCATAGCTGAACGATATTGAGAGGCTGTAAGCGTTGCGCTTCCTGATGTTGCGTTAAGGCTTGTCGTACCACCAAAAGCTTGGTCGATGACATCCATGTCAGAATTGACCGGGACGTTCCACGTATCAACGTAGTCACCATTACCGGGCTTTTCCAAGCTTTTGTTAGTCGTGTACGAGGATGTCATGGTCAGCCCTCAAGCTTTTGATTGGCAACCTTCAGAGCTTTTACAACAAGCTCATCTGGCGCATTCAGGATTTGCTCAGTGCCGCTGCCAATTTGTTTCTTGGCAACATCAGCCATCCGAACCAGTCGGTTAGCTTCAATCTCATGCGAGATACGGCCACCAGATGCGCGACCGGGCCTGTTAGCCTGTTCAATTTCAGCAGCACGGCCAGTTTGCGCTGCAATGTCCGCCAATGCTGGAGACTTCTCATACAAATTAGCAGGCAAACCTGTTGTGCGACCGATTCCGTAGTTCATCAAACCAGCGAGACGCGGAGATGAAAGAAGGACGCCCGCCAACGGGCCGGGATGACCAGCAGCGCCAGACAAGCCAACAAGCGAAAGGTTGCTTGCCAACATGCCTGCAAGCTGACCACGAAGACCAGCAGGGATCAATGGGTTCAGTTCCACACCAGCAATCGCTGCGGGAAGATCAGGATCAAACTCTTCAAGACGCTTGATAAGATCGCCCTTAGATTTTTTGTCCTGATTACGAAGAATTTTGCTGATTTGGCTTGTCGTAGAACCCTTTCGGTTCACAAGATCAGCATTCAAGTCGTTAAGCTCACGGGTAGCATTTTGGTATTGCTCCATGATTTCAACGTACTTTTTATCAGGGATCGTTGACTTCGCAGCATCTGCAATCCCTTCAAGCATTTTACGCTCAGGAGTTCCGGGCTTTGTATTGGCATACGCATACTCGCGAATTTCGCGCTTCAGCAGATCGAAATCTGCCATCGTATGAGCGTTTTTAGGATCAGCCTTCCAGTCATTGATGAGCTTTTGAACATTATTGAAAATCTGAACTTTTCCAGAGTTCGGATCGAATACCATACCTCGCGGCATGGCAATGTTCTGAGCATCAGACAATGCTTGATCTACAAGGTTATAGTTTAGAGCTTGTGGATTGCGCCCTGTCGCAGCAGACATTTCGCGCATGTAGTCATCACTGCGCTGTTTAGCGACCTGACTGATAGCATTATTCACGCGGTCAACAACCTGAGACGGTTCAACCTTACCAGTGACATGCTCCCAAAAAACCGGGTTTGCGCCAGCGCCAGCATCAACCGCCTGTTGCAGCGATTTGTAAGAGACACCGCTCTGAAGCGACAGAGGATAATTGGTCACAGAAGTGACAGCCTTTGCCGCAGCTTTAGGAGCCTGCACAGCAAGATTGATAGGATCGACCACGCGACCAACAGTGCCAGCAACTTCGCCAGCTTTGCCAACCATACCGGGCAAACGCGCAGCCGCAGAGCCGCCACCAGTCAGCACTGTAGAAGCATCAGCCAGAACGCCTACAGGGTCTTGTGCAAGGGCTTCTTTGAACCCAGCCATAGAACCATAGCGGCGAGCATAAAAGTCGCCTACAGCGTTCGCAGCGGCTTCATCACGGGCCTTTTGTTCTTCGTTCTGCTTTGCCCCAAGAGCGCCAGCAGCCTTGGAATAAAGACCTTTGCCGATTTGACCAATGGACTCAGCCGTTTCAATCGGGTGCAGGAAAGGCTGCACAAGAGCTTTGCCTTGTTCCACAGCACTCTTCGGAATGTTGCGGAAACCTTCAGATGCAACCTGTCCCCAATCCATGTCAGTCGGGGGCGTAGATGTCAGTTGCAAAGCTTTGTTCACCGCAGGAGACGATGCACCTGTTGGAGCCGCAGCAGGGGATGGAGCTGCCTGACGCTGCGCGGGGGCGCGAAGCTCATCAAACAGGTCATCTTCCATCATCGAGTTGCGAGAACCACTCCTAGCTGGGGCCGCAGGAGCTGCACTAGGCTGACCAGACGGCTTCAGTTCGGTGAAAAGATCGTCATCCATTACTGAGCGCCCCCTTCAACGAAATAGCGGCTGATGCCCGGAGTGTATCGGATGCCGTTCTGCTTTGCCATCTGCTGCAAGAAGGATTCAATGACTTTCGGGTCTTTGGTTCCTGACTGCATCTTCTCAATCGCGCCGGGATACTTGAGGATCAGTGTCTCAAGCATACGCTGTTCGCGGTCATAACGACCGCGCGTATCGCGATCAAATGCCTGTCCGGCAAGCGCATATGAGCCACCAGACGCATCACCGAAGATTTCGCGGTGCTGATCGCGGTCGCG